TACTTCTAAGACCAATCAAATAACGCTCAACCATTGGCGGGATACGATCAGCACCAGTGGCACCAAACTGATTTGGGGTTACGTTGATGCTGCCAATCTGGACGTTTTTATAGTCTTCGAGCCCTGAAAGCCCTAAGCCTTCGACGTTTTGATGCAGATACACCGCAAGCTCAACCTGAGCACGCTTGATCTGTTCAGGAATTTCAGTGTCTGTGAAATAATCTGTTGTGATCCTGAACGGGAAGCCAACGCTATAGGTGTTGATGTACGTGTCAGGCTTTCTCACACCCGTACGCGGCCATTGCAAGGCTTGAGTGTCTGTTGCTCTAGCACCTAGAAACCTTTCACGATCAAGGCGCTGAGTTGCAGCAGTCAACGCACGATGCCGACTGTCATCATTGCCGGTGCCCCAGTGCTGAACATCGCTATTCAGAATCATCTGCGCGATGTAATCCGTAGCCTCAGCTTCAGTGACGTAGCTGTTGGCGTCAGCAGCACCAGGCGTGGCAATGATTCCAAACGTCATTTGACTACATCCTGGTCAGGCTTTGGTTTAACAGTCCGTCGCCTTTTAGGCTTTGGCTCTTCTGTAATTTTAGGCTCAGCAATAGAAAAAGAGGCTGCCTCATTAGAGACAACCTCCCGTTCACGCATTCGCCTGAAAGCGAATAAACCCATTGTCAGGAAGCAGAAGACTTCATGACAGCGTAGTTCAGCACCAGAGCTTCATCCAGACCGCCACCGGTCAGATTGCTCACGGTAACTTCAAAGCTACCAGCGCCAACGGCAGTGACGCCGACAGCGTAAGCACCAGAAGTACCACCTGAACCAACGCAAACCATCACCACGTCGGTTGCAGCAACTTCACTGTTGGTGACAGTGAAAGATGCCTCACCTGCAGCAGCGATAGAACCAGCGGCCATGGTGATTTGGCCGCAAGGCTTGTTCAGGGTTACGCCAGTGGTTTTGTCAGTCAGCTGAGTGACTGCGCCACCGGAAACGTAACCGATTGCCTTACCAGCAGAGACCTCAAAAGAGCTAGCCATGATTAGTTACCTCCTCAGTCCATGTTGCTGACGTTGGTGGCGCGAACGATACCAATGTTCTTGGTTTCGTACACCTTGCTCCAGTTGGAAGCAAGCGCCAGAGCGGTGCGATCAGGGTTGGCGTCAGTGACAGCCCACTTAGCACCAACAGGGTGATAACAGTAGTGCAGGTCTACTGCCATGGCATCGGACTTGGCCAGGATGTCCCGGTCAGTTTCGATCTCGGTGCCAGCTTGCTCACCAGAGGCAACAGCGCCTTGGGTGAAGAAATAGGTGCCATATTCAGTGGTTGCGCCAGAACCGGCGGTTTCCACATCGTCAGAGACGATCACACGCAGACCCATGTAGGTGGGCACGCTGACTTCACCGTAGGCGGCAGCAATTGAACCACCAGATGCAGTAGCGCCAGCGTTGGTGTCACCAGAAGCGACATAATCAACAGCACGGCGCTCAACAAGGTCATAAAACACCTTGCTGTGCATTGCAATGGCGGTCAGCTTTTCGCCTTGATCACCCAGAATTGCACGGGCTTCCGCAATGTGGCGGGGGCTAAGTGCAGTGGGGGTGTCACCGCTTTCAGAGTCAATCGTGAGATCAAAGAAAGCAGATGCGCTGGTGTTGGCGTTTAGCGAACCAAACACACCTTGCAGACAGCTGATCAGATCTTTCTGACGCTGGTTTGCGATGTACTCACCCAGCTTGCTGCCGATGGCAGCCATAGGGTCAGAACCTGCAGCCAAAGCGGCAAGGTCGCGGCTTTCAAATGCACGACCACGGTGCAGAATCACGCCAACTTGCTTGTCAGCAGTAATTTTGCCAGGGGTCAGCGAAGTGCTGTCAGACAGAACTTCAAAGTCGCCAGTCAGGTTGGCTTTCCAAAAAGGAACGTTGACGAAATCACCGCCCTCAGTGGCATTCAGCTCAGCCATCGGTTGCACCACACCGCTAGCCAGGAAGGCATCACGCTGGGTAGATTGTTCGATGACGTAAGGCGTAAATACCTCTGGGATGATGATGTCAGAGCGAAGGGTCGCCATGACTAATCCTCAGAAATAGTGTTTACGGTGTGGGCACAACCCAAATCTGGCTCAGCACAGCCTTGCCTTCACGAAAAGTTTAGCGTGAAGCTGCAGCTTTCAACCTTTCATACATATCGCGGTCTGTTTTATACAGCCTTGATTGTTCGGTAAGGTTGAACGTTTCTTTGGCAAACGGGTTTTTGGTGCCTGCAGGAATATCACCCGATGACCGGCCAACAGGCGCCCCGCTGCCTTGTGGTTTGGGCTGCTTTTGCATCCAAGACGGCAACGCCTTAGCCCATTCACCAACAGGCGTGCGCTTGTAGCCGTCAACAACAACCACGGTGCCGTCAGCTTCGCGTTCGATTTGATCGCTTCTCAGCTTGGTTTTTAGGATCAAGTCAGGATCATGCACAACGTCTGCCAGTGCAGAGACAGCAGGCGTGATCAACTCAAGTTCACGCACCCTAGATTCAAGTTCAGCAATGCGCTTGTCTTTCTCGGCAGTAGCTTCACGAAACTGCTGTTCGAGTGCTTGCCTGGCTTCAGTGTATTTGCCTTCTGATTCAAGCTTGCTTTGCTCAGCCTTATGCTTGAAGTCAATCAGCTCTTGAATGTCTACACCGTCGGGGACATTCTTGATCTGGGTTGAGACTTTCTTGTACTCATCCAGCAGTTCAGCGTTTTTGCGCCGCATTGCCTCAAGTTCTGATTGAAGCCTTGCTGTGTCAGCGTTGTTTTGCTCCACAGGAGCAGTTTGGTCTTCAGACATGAATAAGCCACAGGCTTAATTTGCCCTTTTATCTTACATTGTTTTGTGAATTATTTTCGCCTTGTCTTTTTAGCTTTGCGCTTTCCCGTCGGCACGCACTTATCCTTGCCACCTTTTGTTCCAGCAAAGCGATAGCCAGACCAGCAGGCTTTACCGTCAGCGCCCTTTTTCTTTTTTGACTTCATTTTTTCTTGCCACCCTTTTTCTTTTTGCCTTTGGGCATGTAGGTGCTACCAAGACAAGGCATTGTGCTTTAGCTGTTGGTTCAGTTTATCCGCCCGTAGCGTTTGCGAAGATCAGCAAGCGTCAGTTCTGAGCCGTCATCACGAACGAGCTTTGCGATGGCATCTCTTGGGCCGTGCTTTCGCGCAAGCCTTCTGAAATACGGCGCTTTTGAACCAAGCACTTTAGTTTGCACTGACCTGGGCTGATCATTCAACCATTGCCCGTAGCTTTGGTTTGTCGGCACCATGCCACCCTGAGCTGCACGTTTGCCCACAGGTGGTGGGTCAAAACCCAATTCTTTGTAGTCAATAACGGGCACAGTGGTTGACCTGCAGTTGAAGTGCTGCGGTGGCATTGGACCTTTGCCATATTCAAATTCTCGACCGTCTAAGGCTCGACAGATCGCAGACGTTTTAGTGTCAAGCGTGGCAACGTACCGATACTTCTTGCTGATGTCCTGGTTGGCTTCGTAGGTTTGCTGGGAGGCTGCGTTTGCAACCTGATTGACGCTAGTCCTGACAAGCGTGACCACCTGATGATTTGCAACCCTTGTCAGCTCACCGCCTGCTTTCTGCAACTCTCGAACTGACAGACCTGCAGCTCTAACCTGCCCGCGAGACAATGGCCCAATATCACCGAAGTCAAGTTTGCCCTTCAACCTGCGAGCAATGTCAGCCGTAGGTTCACCCGTCAACAACCCCTGCCGTACAACCTGGGCAAAGCGTTCTGCCTGATCTTCAGCAATACCGCGAAACGCTTTCTCAACGACTTTGCCATTGGGTAGCGTGATCGTTGCACCCTGAGCAGCAGTCAAACTGAACGTTTGCGGAGCACCCTGCACAGCGGCAAACAGATCATCCGACAACGTGACAACGTTGATTTGCGTTGGGTCTGTCGTCACTACAGCTTGAGCAAACTGGGGTGAAATTTCAACACTGCGGACAATGTTGCGCTCACCAGCAGGCAACACCATCCTTAGCTGTTCTTCAACAAATTCAGATTGCAGCTCAGCCAAGCCTTGCAGCTCAAGCGCCGTAAGCTCTGTCGAATCACCTGCCCAGGTCGCAAGTGAATCTTTTAACTGAGCAAGAATCGCTCGCAACCTAGCAGCCTTAACAGGTGCCCTGGCCTCATCCAACGTCTGCAGTTGTGCGACAGCATCAAGAATGATCGCGTCATATTCATTGATGATGCGCCTAGCAACACTGTTGCTATAGCGATTCAGATCAATTGCGTTGCGATACAGGCTGGCAGGCGTGCTCATTCTTCATAAATGCCTAAGGCTTCAGGTTCAACGCTGCACAAAACCGAAACGTCTGCACCATCACGCAATGCTTCCCCAACGATCAAAGCAAATTGCGGGATCATTTCATCAAGGTCTTCTTCACCGTAGACAAGCTTGACTTCCATTACACCCACCAAACCATAAACCCCAAAATGAGTAACTCTCACAATGGCAAAAACATCTTCAGGCATCCTGCACTTGGCTGCATACAACAACCGTTGACGCTCAAGCTCTTTTCCCATACCAAACGCCTTGCACAGCCAATTCATCATGCCGGGATTTGATCAGTAGTCTCAGAGTCGCTTGATTCTTCAGGAATTTCAAGGTCTGCACTGGGTTCTGGTGCAGGCTGTTGCATTTCAATCAACCCCCCGTTCTGGGTGGCTTCCAGCTCTTCTTCAACGTCAAACTCATCGCCAAGCACTTCGCCTTCAGATAGCTGATTCAGCAAAGTCTCCTGGGTGATGGTGCCTGCGGTATAGAGCTGCAACAATGCGGTGATGTCAGCAGGCTCAAGGCGTGCGCCCATGAAGTCACGGTTGACATAGCTGCTGCCAGCTTGGGCTTCCTGCAGGTAGTCAGCATGAAAGCGCAGACAATTGTCAATCATGTCCTGCATGTTCTGTGCGATTACCATCATGGTGGAATCGCCTTGACTGCGATCAATGCGCTTTGCTTCTGCCGTTTCAGCCGATAGCTTTTGACCTAAAACAGCAGACAAGCCTAGTTCGTTGATCTGCTTTTCAAGCTGCTGAAGTCGCTCAAACTGGGAGTTAAAACTACTCCCGGCAGGCTCAATATATTCAGCACGGCCATCAGCAGGAAAACTGATAGCCTCACCAGGCCCAGCGCTAACCTCTTCTGCTGCCGTTGGGAATCCATAGAACGCCAGCATAGGCACTGCAGAAATATGCAGCTGATTGTCAAGGTCAGATTGAATTTGATACGCCTTAAGGTTTAGCTCTGCGATGTCTTCAAGTGGTGGGCGTGACTCCATTACGTTGACGCGGTTGCTGTAGGCAACGGAAAACGGAATTTCACTCAAACTTGTGGTGCCTTCATCCACCACTCGCATTTCACCATTGTCGTCCCGTTGGTGAATTTCAAACGCACCAGGGGTCAACACACGGATCTGCTCAACCTGCTTCTCGCCGTAGTCACCATCAGGCAAGATGACTTTTTCAGCTAGGCGCAGCTGCACAAGCTTTTGAGCGCCATCAACCAGCTCAGTGCGCCAACCAAGGATTTCTCTTGGCGTGTAGCTTACCCAATAGGGTCGCCCTGAACTCCCAGCAGCAGGAGCATCAACGAGCACCCCAACATGACCATAACGTATGCAGCGACGAGCTGTTTCATAGCACCAGACGTTGAGATCGTTTCCTTGTAGGTCTACGTCAAATAATTGCTCACGAATGGTGTCCGAAACATCATTCAGCCTCACAGGTTTGCGAATCAACATCCCTGCAAGCATCCGTTCAAGACGGACAAAATAAGGCGGAACCGTTGAACGTGCTAAGCGGTTGTCGTAAGCCTCGTCTAATTCTCTAGGCTCTTGCGGAAGGTATCGCCTGTGCCGTCGGCGCACCTCATACGTCCCACCGACTAAATCTTCAATCAAACCCCAATGGGGTTCTTGGTTCATCCAAGCCCCATTAGGGTCGTTGACTTGCGAGACCTTGGCAGTTTGCTTTCGATCGTAATGATTGAAACCAGAGTACACAGCGATCCCGCAAATCTCTTATGCAGTCAGTTTAGTCTGCTGCTGTTGCGGCAGTTACTTTGACGCTGTTGCGGCTTAGCTTGATCTCAAACTCTTGGCCAGGCTCAAACCCACATTCTTTCATGTAGGCGCTGCCGATCAGCAAGTTGCCGTTGCCTTGAATCTTGGTTTTGTAGCTAAGTTTGCGACCTGCACGCTTAGGCGCACCGATCTCAACACCTTTGGCAACAAGCAAGGCTTCATAGAACGCGGTGAAATTTAGGCGTTCGGTGCCGTCTGGCTTTGTGGAGACGTAGCCACAAGCGCGGACAAGATCAGAGCGCCCAGCGTCTTTCATTGCGCGGACCTTTTCAAGTAGTTCAGTGCCTACGAGCATGTTCAACAAAATAGAACACGCATAAGGTACTGAAAAATTCAGTTCTTGTCTAGTGTTTTATCAACGATAATGCGTGAATTACCATCAGAGTCGATTTTGATGACCTGATGCTTGCGTGGTTCGCCGTGCTTGGGCTTAAGGATGCGCCCAACGGCGGTGACGATTGGCTTTGTCATTTGTTTTTGCGGTTTTGTTTAACCCAGTTTTTCAAGGCTTTGATTTGAATTGATGGGGGTTGGCGCCTAAACGCCCGTTCTACCTCAGCCCTGCTAATACCCTTGGCAGCTGCAATGTTACCAGTATGCGCGGCTCTTAACGCTTTTGCGCGTGATTGATCAGATTTGAACTGACGATTTCGAGATTTATCAGCGGCACGGGCTGCTGATTTCTGCTGTTTGACATTGCGCGTAATCTCAGCATCAAGCCTGCGTCCACGAGAGCCACTCATGGGAATGTTGCTAGCAGCGCGATCAGCACGCTTAGCAGCGGTCTTGGCCTGCAGTCGTTTCGCAGCTTGCACAGCAGGATTGCTCGGATCTCCAGCAGCCTTCCTTGCCAAGCTTGTCGTTGGTGCTTTGATTTTGCCCGATTTAATTGCTGCCTCATATGCCCTATCAGTCGCCCGTACCTGATCTTGTGTCTGCCTCAAACGTGTTTCGTTTCTGCGATCACCTGCCTTTGTCCTGCCACGTGGTTGCCGTGATTGCTCAATAGCAAGCCCCATGCTGTCAGCACGAGTTTTTCCACCTGTTCTACGAGCGAACTCCTCTTTGCTCATCTCTTTTGCCAGCGGTGCTTTATCTAGCCTCTTTTGCGTCTGCTTAAGCCACGCCTCTTGTTTTTGTCTGCTTATGTCTGCTTTTGCTGCTTTTTTGCCTTTTTCAAAGCGAGCAAATTGCTGTCCTGACATATCCATTTTTGACCTATTACGCAGCTTTTGCGTTCTGCCAATCGTGCCCTTTGGCAAACTGGTCATTGTTTGATCGTTAGCCCCGATCAAATTTTCACGTTTACCACCACCAGCACGTGTTTTACCAGCACTTTTCAGCCTTGCACCACGGCCGCCCGTCTGCCCTGAATATCCTTTAGGCGCAAACCTGCCTTTTGCGTCACGAACGTAACGGCTTGCCATGACACAAGGGCAACAATCTCAATAAAGTCTAATGCCCGTTCCACGACCAGCCCTTGCATGAAGCGGGTTATACAGCCGCCAAACGGCATAACCTAAAGCGTCATTCATGTGGTCAAATCCTGCATCCTTATCGGGATCACCATGTTCTGTGTAGCTCTGCAATTCGAGGCATTCAATCAGACGCTTGCACTTCGCATCAACAAACAATCTTATCTGCCCTTTCCCATTTTCCAGCAAAGCTTGAACAGAAGCCACCCTGTCACGGACGAGAGGATTAGACGCACCAGACTGGTTAGAGAGTCCATGTGACTCCAAGATCTGAATGTCGGTTCGACTTGCATTAGTGCTTCTGTTGCCGCCTGATGCGTCGGGGTAGGCGTACAGTCTGCGTCCTGGGTAGCGGCGCTTGATTTCTTGGGCAAGTGCATCGGTGTCATGACTGCCGCTGATCTCGTCCACAATGTAGAACTTGTTATGCAGATTGACGCCAATAACAGCAGACATGTTGCCCACGTTGAAGTCAATGCCAATATGCAACGGCTCACCATCATGAGCAGGTGCTGAGGCTACATGCTTTTCACGGTCAAATCTGTCATAGACAGTCCCAGTTTTTAGGTTGACAAACTCACCAAGCAAATATGCCTTAAGCAAGCTTGGGTCATAATTTGCCTCTAGGCGTTCGATAAAGTCAGGCGGCAAAAACGGGTTGTCGCTTGTCTTCATTCGTATCAGCTTGCGATCTTCACGCTGTTGAGCCTGTTCAGTCCCAAATTCGTGATACAACCACTTAAAGCCTTCAGGCGTTGAAGCTGCTGCAAACTGCCTGACATTCCCACTACGCAAACGGCCAAGGATCCTTGGGAATGCCTGCTCAGCGACGGAATAACGCACCGTATCAACCTCGTCAACCAGGACATGCGACAGGTTGACGCCCACGATTCTGCCCACGTTTTCGTAGGAACGACAAAGCAACTGCGTGTCGCCTAGTGGTAAATGCAGGGTATAACTTGGCAGGGGTGAAGCCCTGAAGGTGTAAGGGATTTGATAGCTCTCCAGGTAAGCATTAAATTCATTGATCCAAATGTCACGGATCATTGGCCCGGTTGGTTCCATCACGCAACCAATGAAACCTTGATTAGCGATAGCAAGACTTACGGCTTTGCAAAGCAGCGCACGAGTTTTGCCTGCACCGTATCCAGCAGAAATGGCAAGAATTTCTGACTCTTCATCATTAACAAAAGCAAGCTGACCAGGGTGCAGGTCAGCTTTCATGCGTGCTAACAGCTGGTCAGTGTCAAGCCCTGAAGCATCGCCTAAGACATGCCCAACAGGTGCAGCCTGCAGGATGCTCACCGATCGTATGCCTCATATGACTTTCTTAGGCAAGCTTCTTCAAGCCGTGGGCGCTTCTCGTCGATCAGGTGCATACTGCTGACGTTGCAACAAGCGGTTATACCGTTTTTTGAAAGGCAGACACGATACATGTCATCTTCTGGCAAGTGCTCATACCAAAAGCGCTCTTCAGTCATGAACAAAGTTGAGCCAGCTTGGCTGCAGTGTTAATAGCACCTAATGCTATGTGATATTGACCAGCTGCCCGCGCTTCAACCTGAAGCGTTGAACACTGAGACAAAAGATCAGCAACCATTTGAGGACGTTGAATGTCCCAATCAGCTTTGATTTGATCGCGTGCGTGCTTGAGGTACTTGTCACAAGCAGCTTCGCCTACCCCCCAAGCTTCACGCCCAAAGCGGATGCAATCGGATCTGCGGCCACCGTTTGCAAGGATGCGTGCAAACTCTTGAGCACGCATTATGGTTTCAGCTTTTGTGCCGCGTGGTGCAGGCATTCAAGGAAATTTTTCCGGTTATTGAGAATATAACAGCCATTTGCGTGTGAAATAAAGTTTTCGCGGCATCTAGCCTGCAAGTTTTGGGTTGTTTGATGAATGTTGCAGGTTTCCACGGTTTCCTGGTACGGCCCAACTGTGAGAAGAACGAAACCAGTCGATAGGTTTCGGATTTTGGGCGTTGGCAAATGATTGCTGCAGTCTTTCATGGTGAGCTGCGATTGCTTTGGCGATGTTGTTTTGTTCAGCTTGGCGCAGTCGTTTTTGTTTGTCCATTGCTAAGGGGTGAAATGGTAAGGACTTACACGAAGCGGTCTTCAGGACACATGATCGAAAGAATCGGTGTACTTGCGCGTCATTTCTGATAGCGCACACTTGATGCCTAGTTTTTGATGCCGGGGTATTGATCGGCCACCAAACCGCCCTGCTTTCCCCGTTCTCACAAGGTTTTTTATAGCTTTCAGCCCGAAGGCATCAGGCACCCCGACGTGATGATTAGAAGGAAAGAATTTCTAGTGTGTAGTCAAGACCGCAAAGTACAGCATCGTCAATGATTTGTTTTAGCTCTTTGCGGTTGTCTGCGTCTTGCACCCAATCGGCAGTGTAAACGCGAAAGGATGGGCGATGGTCGTTTTCGTATGAAGCGATGAGACGTTCCAGCATGGTTTCGCCTGCTTCGTGAGCGTTGATTGACTGATAGTGGTAGGTGATGCCGTCAAACATAAAAAAAGGGGCGTAAGCCCCATGGTGATCAGTTGAGAGTAGCGGCGTAAGCGGTCATTGCAGTTTGACGCGCCTTAGTGGCCGCAACCATGGCGTCGTGTTGAGCCTTGGTTGCTGTGCGCGTCTTGTTTGCTGCGTAGAAAGCATCTTTGGCAGCTTTTTCAGTTGCAAGCAATGCGCGAACTTGATTTAGGGTCATGAGTTTGTTGGTTGTGCGGTCTCCCGCTTGACCCAAAGTCTGGCATACCAGCTCCAGAAATGCAAGGGGTCAGAGCAAGGAAATCTGCTCAACCGCTACTGGCAAAGGCGTGCTGCCCCATTGGCGACCCATCGCATTGGCAACGCCTTGATAGGTGCGGCTGCGTTCTTTCCAACGATCTGGCCCTGGTGGCATCATATGAACCTTTGGTTCGCGACCATCGACACAGTCAGTTGGCCTGAGTTTGGGCAGGTTTTTAAGCCAGAGGCATGTCGCTTTGACTTCACCGTGACCATATTCCCACGGCTGAATGATCTGATCAGGCGGTCGAATTGCGCTGCTGATGACGCTGATGGGATTCTCAATGCACCAACGATCAATTGGGGCATTCATAAGAAGGCGAACAAAGTCAAGAGCAGCCTGCTGACGACCATCAGCGATCTTTTCGGGAAAGTGCCTACTGCCTGATACGGCAAGATGAGTACATGGCGGGTGAGCAATCATTAAATCCCAGCCGTCAGAGAGGATGTTCTGAACAGAACCTTGATAATGCGGGCCGGGAGCTTCAGTTTCAAGCAGATCACAACTCATAGCATCGTGCCCATGAGCAATGAAAGCGTCACGGACTCTGCCGCTGTACTCGCAGGCAACAAGCACACGCATTGATCAGCCTTCGCCGTAAACAAAAAGCGGCAGATTGCCGTCATCTCTCATTTTGCTGACGAGATCACAGCAGAAGTCTTGCCACAAGCCCGTATAAAGCCCATTTGTACGACCACTGACGGTGTAGAGATGCTCAATAAGATCAGCGCGTTGCTGATCAAGGTCAACAGATCGTTTCATGTATTGAAGAGGAATAAAAAACCCTGCGGCCAACAAACCGCAGGGTGAGCGCCCCGCCCATTCAAGAGTAGTCAGGCTTGCTGTTCAGCGATAAATTCTTTATCTGCTGCAATGAGTTCAGTAGCAAGCTCTTGCAGGGTGCTGCCGCGTTCGTAGACAAGCTGTAGGTCATCCCACATGCCTTCAAAGTCATCGCGTCGTGCGTAGTCAGCGATGATCAAGCCAAGTGCAAGGGTGTCGTTCATTTTGATTGATGCAAGGTGAGGGGATCTCTCCCAGGGCCATGATGGCATTTATGTTGCGGGTGTCAAGCGCTTCAGGCTAGGCACCATGCTGTGACTTGTTGATGCGAGACGCCTAGGCGAGCGGCAATTAGTTTTGGTTTGTGTCCATTGCGTCGCATCCGGCGAGCGTGCTGCTGTTTTGTTGCGGTGAAGTAAAGCAGCAGAACAATTGGCAGCGTGATCAGGCAGATGATGATTGTGATGGTGTGCATGATTTTAGTTCAACGAAAAGGTCTCTGTTGTTGGTCCAAGATTTCGGGAACACGATGCGATGCGTATCCGGGTTAATGCTTTTTTCAACGTCCTGCAACGTCCACCAGTTATGTTCACAGAGGTAACACCTTCTGTGGCGAAGAATTTGCTTTTCTTTGGTGTAGGTGGTGTTTTTGATGTAGCTGTCTTGACGTTTGCAGCACGGGCAAAGAGGAACCGGATACAGCGTGCGTGCGCCCATGTTTGATTTAGTTGTGAATGTTGTTGCCTCTTGCGTTTTCGCGGAAAACGTCATAAGGCGGTAGCAAACCTGCAGGTCTCGCATCTCCTGCCGAGGCACCCAATCGCTTTAACGAGGTAGTGGGGTGATGCCCTCGACAACCAATATGGCATACCAACGCGAATCATGCAACCCAGTCAGTGAGTTGCAAGT